AATGAAACAATCTCATTGCAGTATTCATTCAGCGACATCAAAGATTTAAAAGCAAAAGCTACATATTCAAGAACATTTAGAGTTCCAGCTACTACCAATAATGCACAAATATTTGGATTCATTGAGAATAATACTTTTCAGTTTTCGCAGTTCAATCCAAAGCGTAAATTTCAAGCAATAATTACAATTGATACTTTGCCAATCATGGAAGGCAGCATCCAATTCAAAGCAGCATATACAAGCAATGGAGTAGTTAGTGAATATGAGATAGTTTTCTTTGGTAATGTAATTGATTTTTTCAAGAATATTGGAGACGCTGATTTTAAAAATTATATTGGTGTTGAATTAAATAATGATTACACTTTTGTAGTGAATTATTTAAATATACTTGATATTATGTCAGGTATAATTGGAGATGGCAATATTGATTTCACTTTAACGGATAGAGGAGAGAATTGGGTTGGAATGATTAATTCAGCAGAAACTCGTTCAATCTATACCAATAATGTAGATAAAGTCATCAAAGCTGGAAATCTCACTCCAATGATCAAAGCTGAATACATTTTCAATAAGATAATGTCATTGAGTGGATTCGAATTGAACACTGACGAGAGTTCTACTTTATTAGGTGAATTAGGTAAGTTATACATACCATTCACAAGTGAGGCAAGTCAGATTCAACAAATCAGAACTAATGCTGAATTTGCTAAATTTAAATTGCAAGATTTTACAACTAATCCAGTAATTGATTATACTGATTTTGCAACTCAAAGCATTGATGGTGGTAATCCATATGTTTACGAATTACCATCAATTTCTGTTGTTACTGATGAAGGTAATAATATAATAGTAAATGAATTTACTGCTCCATTCAGTGGTACATATTTAATGAATGCATCATTAAAAGGATATGTAGATTTTGATACACAATCAGCTTCAATGCGTGTTCATTTCGTAAAAACTGATTTATCATCTAATCAATCATTTATTGGTACATCCACAGCTATGCAATTTTTTGAATATAATCAAGGACAAATTGTATATCGCACTGGAATTTTACACATTCAAACTACCAATGCATTTATTGGTAATAGTACACAACAATTAGTTTATTTAGCGGCAGGAGAAAAAATAAGACCAGTGTTGAGAATTGCAAATGATGATTTAGCTGCACAATCTCTTCAGCCAGTAACATCAAGTTTTACATTACTCTCTCCATTATTTCAATGCACAGCAGTATCTCAAAGTGATTGGGGTAATGATATTGATTGGGTTGCAAATGCTCCAGTGATGAAATGTACTGAATTCATGAGTGCATTGTTTAAGATGTTTAATTTGGTTGTTATTCCTGATAAGTTCAATCCCAAATTATTGTCATTCATTCCGCTCGATGAATATCTATCAACTGGAGATTACAAAGATTGGAGTAATATTATCGATATCAATAAAGACATCATTTTAACACCAACAACCGATTACCAAGCGCAGATAAACAATTGGAGTTATAAGAAGTCAGATGACTATTTAAATGATTTATATAACACACAAGGTAATCGCGTTTATGGTAGATTACAATTGCTTGATCCCGAAAATGATTTTGCAACTGAAGAACAAAAGATTGAATTAGAATTTGGTAGTACACCACTTGCATTAATTGAAGCTACTGATTATCCAATTGCGAAATTCATCAATAATAGTGGAGATTATGTGAATCCTACACCGCGCATTTTATATAGAACTGGAGACACAATGACGATTCATATTTTGAATGATGACACTAACTTAATTGATAATGCATTTGTATTGCCGATGTTTAGTCATTACAATGCAATCACTCCCGACATCACATCTGTGGATTACAATTTTGGTCAAGAAACACCATTACATCCTACGATAAATATTCCTTATCAAACATTATATCAGAGATATTGGAATAATTATGTGGCAAATATCTATGCTCCAGATGCACGAATCATGGAAGCATTCTTTTCGCTTGAATTTGCAGATATTTATAACTTTAGATTTAATGACAAAATCTTTATTAGAGATTCATATTGGAGAATTTTAGAGATTAAAGATTATGTAGTTGGAATGCAAGAAAGTGTTCAAGTTAAACTAATGAAAATTATTGATGTTGCTGCTCCATGTAATTTGACAATCGATAGTGTTTCAAATGCTTTAAATGTTTTATTCATTGATCCAGATGGTAATATATCAAATGGAACTCAAACTTGTTGTGAATCTTATGGTTATGATTGGAATGCAGCACAAGGTCGTTGTTATGCAGTGCGTCAAGATGGAGGTAATAAAAAATCTTTTACAGATAAAAATTATGTAATTACAAATAATGTAGATGATAATCCATCAGATAGACAATTCATAAATGGTCAAACTAATGTCGTAGATGCTGGTAATGAGAATTCAATTGTAACTGGATCAAGTAATTATTTGGGAGAGTTCAATGATAATTCATTTGTAGCAGGAACAAATCTCGTAGTTATGCCAAATGTTGGTGGATCAATTACAATGATTGGTGATAAAGGAAGAGCAATCAATAAAGGAATAACCATCGGTGGTAATGGAAGTTACATAGGTGAAGTTCAAAGTGGAATTATTCATCTATGGGGAAAAGGAGATTTCACCAATAATACAACATTCATCGATTTAAAGATTGGTGGTAATAATCCGTACAATATGCCATCTGATACTATGTGGATTCTGAAGATTCTATTAAGTGGATTGCAAGATACTGGAGCAGATGGAACAATTAGTGGAGAATATAATCTACATATGGTCAATCGTGGTGGAACAATATCATTCATCAATGCAACAACAATCGATGAAACGATGGATAATATGAATGGATATTTAGTATTTGATGTAGTAATAAATGCAGAAACATTTTATCCAAAAATCAAATTAGTTAATTCATCTACTTATCCTGAAAACAATATGAAATTTAGCGCATTAACAACTTATGTACAATATCACTATGAATAATCCACAAATGACATTTAAAAATATCCAGCAATTAATTGAATTGGGATATGGCAATAAATTGCCTAATAAAAAAAATAAATTACCAAATTGGTTTACAATAATCATCAATTTGAGCATTATTGCTACATTGATTTTAGGAACTATTTACATTTTTAATTTAATCTGATGGCAAAAAAATATGTAGTTGAATTAGATGTCGATGCATCAGCAGCAAATAATGCAGTTGATGGAGTTGCTGATAAGGTCAAAAATATTGGGGAACAAGGTAAGAAGAGTGCTGAAAAAGCGAGTGGTGGATTTAAAAAGATGGCTGAAACAATTACCAAATCTCTTGGTGTTGTTACTCTTATTGCTGGAGCATTAAATATAGTAAAAGATATAATTGCTCAAAATCAAAAGGTAGTTGATTTCTTTAGCGTAACATTTGGAGTTTTAGCTGATGTCGTAAGAGCAGCATTTGATTATATAACCAATAATGCTGGTAAAGTAGTTGATTATTTCAAACAGATATTTGATGATCCAGTTCAATCTTTAATTGATTTTGGAAATGCCATTAAAGAAAATATAATTGAGCGTTTTGTTTCTTTGGGAGAGACATTAGGATTAATTGGTAAAGCTGTTGCTGAATTCTTTACTGGTGAATTCACTCAATCGTGGGAGACATTAAAACAAGCTGGAAAAGAAAGTATTGATGTATTAACTGGAGTAGATGATTCAGTAGATAAAATCAGTGAATCTGTTGGTGAAGCCGTAGATAAATTTGGCAAATTCATTGAGAAATCCATTGATTCTAATAAAGAATTAGTTAAATTACAAAACAATGCGAAGATTGCTGCTGCTGAACAGCAAAGATTAGCTGAACAATACGATCGAAGTGCTGAATTATTGCGACAAGCAAGAGATGATGAACGCAAATCAATTGATGATAGGATTAAATCCAACAATCAGTTAAATGATGTACTTGATAAGCAAGAAGAAGCTGAATTAGCAGTAGCAAATGCACAAATAGACGCAGCACAAGCGACTTTTAATCACACTAAAAAATTAGATGACCAAGTTGCATTAACACAAGCGTTAGCGGCTGCGGATGCTGTTCGTGCAAAAATAGCTGGATTAAGGTCTGAACAGCAAATGAATGACCTTGCATTGAGCAAAGAGAAGAATGAATTGCTCAAAAAACAATCGGAAAGTGAAACGCAATTAGACATAAATCAACAAAAGTTCTATGCATCGAGAATAAAGAATGATGAAAATCGAATAAATGCATTGATTAAAATTGCTCAACAAGAAAGAGCAATTGAACTCCAAAGATTACAAGAGCAGATTGATATTTACGCGGTAGGTACACAAGCGCGATTAGATGCAGAAATTGAATATGCTGCAAAAAAACAAGAGATAGATCAGCAAATTATAACTCTTGAAGATGACAAGAAAAAAGCAGTTTTAGAAAGAATTAAAACTGAAGCTGAAAATGAAAAGAAATGGCAAGAACAGAAATATGAATTAGCAGCAGCATCAATGACTGCATTAGCTGATTTGAGTTCAGCGTTAGAAGCTGCTGGAGTGTTAAATGCAGAACAAGCATTTAAAGTAAATAAAGCATTGATGATTGCACAATCCACAATGGGTGGAATCCAAGCAGTAAATGCTGTATTAGCTGATTTAACTTTACCAACAGCAATAAGAATTCCATTGGCAGTAGCTACTGGAATCAGTGCAGCAGCGAATGTTGCTAAAATCGCAGCAACTAAATTTAATTCGAACACAACACCAGATTCTAATGTACCACCATCAGCGAATAATAACAATGTTAATAGTACATCTGCACCAATGTTGGATTTATCTTTCTTGAATAACCAAACAAATCAACCACAACCGCTACAAGCATATGTACTCGCGACAAATGTGAGTTCAGCACAAGAAGCGAATGAGAAAATAAAAGACCAATCTAAAATAATAAAATAATGAATGAAGTAAAAGTAGTTGAATACACCATTGATGATAGTGGATATCTTGGTGTGAATTGCATTTCATTGGTTGATAAACCAGCAATAGAAGTAGATTTTGTTGCATTGAAATCTGCAAAGAAAATGAATCATGCAGCAGTTGATGAAGGTGATAGACAAATGCTATATGGAGCAGTAATGATTCCTGAACAACTTATATATCGTGTAGATGAAGTAGGTGGTGAATATTATGCTAAATATTCTTCAGAGACAATTAATAAAATATCTCAAGAATATCTGAAAAGAAATATGCATCATAATTCAAATCTTGAGCATGAGATTCCAATCACTGGTTGTGTTGTTGTTGAATCATGGATTAAAGAAGGTGAGCATGATAAATCTCAAAACTTTGGATTTAATTTTCCAGATGGAACATGGTGCATTGGAATGAAGGTAGATAATGATGAGGTATGGCAATCGATTAAACAAGGCGATGTGAAAGGATTTTCGTTAGAAGGATTCTTTACTGAATTGAGTGATGAATATCTTGCGGAACAAGAGATAGAAAAGATAATGCGTGAACTAACTGCCGAGTTAAACTCGTGAGTTCATTAATTACTAAACAAACAAAAAAGCCCATTCGTTAATGGGCTTTTCTGTACAAAGGAAAATTAAACTAAAACAAAAACTAAACGATCAAACTACAAAACAAAAATAGCAATTATGCTACATATATGTGAGATAATAAAATTAACAATGAATAAAGTAAATGAAATCGTAAGTAAGTATGCAGATCGATTGAAATCTTTTGGCATTAAATTAAGTGCTGAAGGTCAAATTGAAAATGCTACTCCAGTCAAGATGGCTGTTGCTATCTTAAAAGATGGAACTGAAGTTAGTTCACCAGATGAAATGATTGCTGTTGGTAGTCAATTATTCGTAAAAGATGCTGAAGGAAATGATGTTCCAGCACCAGATGGTAAACATGAAACTGCTGAAGGTAAATATATAGTTACTGAAGGTGGTGTGGTTACTGAAATTCTTGAGCCAGAGATGGAATCTGAAGAAGTAGCAAAAGAAGAGCAATCTGCTTTCGATGGAGTTACTAAAGAAGAATTTGAATCTACTATCAATGCTTTGATTGAGCAGTTTGAAAACAAAATAAATTCATTGACTGCTGAAAAAACTGAATTGAAAGCACAAGTAGAAAAGATGTCAAAACAACCAGCAGTGGAGAGTGTGAAGAAAGTGAATGCTCCATCTTCATTCGCTGAAAAAACATTGAGTCAAAAAGAATTTTTCAAATTGTCTCAAACTGATCGCGTGAAATATTTAATGAACAAAAATAATAATAAATAAAAATGGCCACAACAACAACTTTATCTACCACATATGCTGGTAAAGTAGCTGGGGGATATATTAAATCCGCATTCCTAGCAAATGAATCTTTGCAATATTTGACATTCAAAGAGAACATCGATTACAAAGAAGTAGTAAGAAAGATTGTAGATAATGTTTCTTTCGCTGCTCCAACTTGCGATTTCACTGATACTGGAACAATTGCATTATCACAGCGTGTTTTGACATTGGAGAAATTCCAAGTTCAGCGCGAATTGTGTGCTAATGATTTCTTAACTGATTGGGATACATCATATGCTCAAAACGGAGAAGTTACTCCTGAATTGATTGAAGCAGTTACTGCTACTATGCTTGGTGGAATCGGTGCAAAGAATGAGCAATTGATTTGGACTGGTGTTAATGCTAATACTGGTGAATACGATGGATTTGAGACATTGTTTACTGCTGATGCTGATGTTATTGATGTTGCTAATACTACAATCGATAAAACCAATGTTGTAGCAGAAATCGAGAAAGTAATTGATGCTATGCCAGTGAGAGTTCGTAGAGCAACTGAAAAGCCAATTCTTTACATCTCTTCTAATGTTGCTGAAGCATATCGCAATGCAATGGCTACTGCTGGTAATGGTTTCTTCTACCAATCTGGAGAAGCAATCACTATGATGTGGTTAGGTCAATATGTAATGGCTGAATGTCCAGGTATGTCTGACGATATCATGGTATTCGCTCAAAAGAGCAATCTATGGTTTGGAACTAACACATTAGCACAATGGAATGAAGTAGCTGTAAAATCTATGAAAGATATTACTCTTGATGATACTATTCGTTTCTCTGCTAAATTCTTGGCTGGTGTTCAGTACGGATTCGGTAATGAGATTGTATTCTATTCATAAATAATTAACCACATATAAAAGGGGAGTGGTTACGGCTACTCCCCATTTTATTAAAATAAAAATATAAAAAATGTGTACGATTACAAACGGATTTGATTTACAATGCAAGGATGGTATTGGTGGAATCAAAAAGATTTATTTGAATGCTCATAATCTATATGCTGGATCATTAGAATTTGATGCTACTACGCAAGAAGTAAATGGATGTTCTTCCGAAGGCAAAGTATTTGAGTTTATCCTACCAAAATCAACTGGTAGTTTTACTGAAGAAGTATCAAGCAGTGTTGAGAATGGAACTATTTTCTATACTCAAACAATCACTGCATCATTTCACAAATTGAGCGCTCAAAGAAGAAAGCAATTAGAGTTGATTGCTCAAAATCGTTTATTTGTTATTGTATTAGATAATAACGATAACTATTGGGTGGTTGGTTATGAAGATGGAGCAGAAGTAACTGCAGCGTCAACAATGACTGGAGTAGCAAAAGGAGACATGAATGGTTATACAATTACCATATCATCTGATTCAAAAAACAAAGCATATCGAATTGAAGATGGCATATTTGCATCTGATTTTATAATCGATAACGCTCCATCTGTTTAATCTCATTGCAGAATGAATTATCTGCAATCAAATACTGCATCTCAAACTCTCTTTCTCTCTTTAAAGGAAGGGAGTTTGCTTTTTTCAACAACCTATACCAATTATCTATTGGTGTTGCAAAATGAATTAACTTGTGAATTATTATATGTGATTCCAAATATCATAAATGAAAACGATAGGATTACAACTCTGGGCATTAGTACGAATGCTGATGATCCAGTTAATGCTTCGATTCTCATCACTCATGGTGGTAGGTGGAATTATATTGTTTACGCTCAAAATTCGAATAGCAACCTTAATCCTAATTCTATTGATGTGGTTGGTGAAATTGAAAGAGGATTCATTGAATTTTCTTCGCTCATTAACTACTACGATCAACCATCATTAACAATACCTTCAGACATCGAATACAATGCCTAATATAGTCGACGAAATAAAACAAAGGATTGGAGCAACTCAACTGGAGTTATCTAAATATGTGAAGATTCAACCTATCGAAATTGAAGATAGAAAAGGATTTGTGAGTTATGGAGAATCTAATTCATTTCCACAATACACCATAGAATTATACAATGAATCACCAGTGCATGGAAGTATTGTTAATTCGATTGCGTTTATGATTGCTGGTCAAGAATTCACAAGTGATAATCCACAAGCTACTGCTGAATTAAAGAGATTAGGATTAGATAAAATTCGTCATAATACAGCACTCGATTTAAAATTACATGGTGGATTTTATTGGGAGATTATTTGGTCAATGGATAGAAGTACCATCGCGCAAATTAATCATTTGCCATTTGAGAATTGTCGCTTGTGTGTAAGCGATGACAATGATGATGTGAATGGTATTTATTATTCTCGCGATTGGAATGATACTAGAAAAAAGAAGAATACACCTTCGTACATTCCTATGTTCAATCCTGAATATAAAGATGAATGTCCAAAGCAAGTATTATTTGTTCATTCAGTTTCTGTTGGTAGTGAATATTATCCAAAACCAGATTACATAGGTGGAATTAATTATATTGAATTAACTCGTCAGATTAGCGAATATCATGTGAACAATATATTGAATGGATTCTTTCCATCATTAATCACATCATTCAATAATGGAATTCCTTCACTTGAAGAGCAGCGAATGATTAAGAATCAATTGCAACAAGCAATTCAGGGAGCAGAGAATGCAGGGAAAGTATTGACATTTTTCAATGAAGATAGAGATCGTGGTGTTGAGTTCACTCCATTTCCAATATCTGATGCAGATAAGCAATATGAATTTTTGAGTGAAGAAAGTACAAAACAAATTTTGATTTCTCATCGTGTTACATCTCCATTATTATTTGGAATTCGCGATGGTGGTGGATTAGGCAGTAATACTGATGAAATGAAACAAGCAATGTGGATTTTCACCAAACAAGTAATTGAGCCATTCCAAAGAATGATTACTGATAGTGTTGAATATTTATTTTCAGTTATTGCAATAAATGCAACAATTGGAATTACTCAAAACGATTTGATTTATTCACCACCAGCATCTCCAACTCAACAATCAGAAGAAAAAAAAAAAGTTTTAGTACAAGCTGATGAGAATAACTCTTTTTTACCAACAAATGAGATGGCAGCATCAGCAGAATTGGGATTGAAATGGAGAGCAGAATACAATCGTGGTGGAACAGAGGTAGGAGTAGCAAGAGCGAGAGATATAAGCAATAAACGCAATCTCTCATTTGATACAATTAAACGCATGAATAGTTATTTCTCTCGTCATGCAGTAGATAAAGAAGCAAGTGGATGGAATCAAGGAGAAGAAGGATTTCCATCTGCTGGTAGAATTGCTTGGGAATTATGGGGTGGTGATGCTGGAAGAGATTGGGCAGCAAGAATTATTGAAAGAGTAAATCAGCAACAATCAGTTCACATTTGCCAATCATCAAATGATTTCAGTGATGAACAAGGTAGATTGTGGATTGAGATTTTGAAAACAAAAGCTGAATTTGTTGATTCTGAAGAATGGGAATTGATAAGTGAAGAAGATGTAGATGATCCAGAAAATGAATCAAAGTTCACACAACAATTTCAAGCGTCATTAAGCAGTTATGATAATTCTGATGATAGGTCTAATTGGGGAGATACTGGATTATATAAATTGCGCTATGCATATAGTCAAAATTTGAGTGAAAATTCTCGTGAATTTTGTGTTGAAATGGTTAGATTATCCAAAGCTGGAGCATCATTCAGATATGAAGATATTCAGGAGATGAGTAATGATGGAGTAAATGGTCAATTTGCACCAGCTGGTCAATCAAAATATAATATCTTCTTGTACCTTGGGGGGTGTTTCTGCCATCATAGATTCAAAAGACAAATTTATTATCGCAAGAGAGATAGTAAAGGAAGAATTCTTCCAAACAAAGGTCTTGAAAATGATAAACGAGTGGGAGATAATCCATATGTACCAAAGAAAGGTCTAGAAGGAATTGCTCCAATCGATAGAGCAGATCGTGGATCATTGAAATATGGATAAATTAATTATTAATTAATAAAAAAACTGAAATGCCAATACAACCAGAGATATTATTAATCACAGAAGATTACTTGAAAAAATACACATCAATCACTGATGCTGTTGATCCAAACATCATTCGTCCAGCTATTTATTTAGCACAAGATAAGCAAATGACAAATTATCTTGGAACTGATTTGATGAATAAAATCAAAGCAGATGTAAGTGCTGGAACAATCACTGGAGATTATGAGACATTACTCAATAATTACATCTTAAAATCATTATTATGGTGGACGATGGTTGAGTTATATCCATCTCTATTGTATAAGCATGACAATGGTAATTTAGTTAGCAGACAAAGTGAAGATACTACTCCAGTAACGAAGGGAGAAATGGAATCGTTAAAGGAAGCTGCACGAGAAAATGCAAGATATTACACTAATAGATTGGTAAAATATTTGTGTTATAATAGTTCACTCTTTCCTGAATATACATCAAACACTAATGATGATATCAATCCAGATAACAATCCATATGGAAAGAGTAATTTTCTAATTAGCGATTCATATAATTTTCAAAGATTAAGATGGACAATAAAAGATTTCATACGAACATCGTACTAAATAGAAAAAAGCAGTACGAGAAATTGCTTAAACAATATTTAAAAAAGCAATATGAATTGAAGAAATCATGATGAAGGAATTATTGTTTTTGAAAACAAAATATTGGTTACTTGCAATTGTAACCATATTTCTTCCCATCAAAGAATTGATGATTACCATTGGTTTTTTGGTTGGATCAGATATGGTTGTTGGAATCTGGAAGGCAATTAAATTAGGAATTAAAATTCGTTCAAGAAGAATGAGTGATAGTGTTACAAAAATGCTATTATATCAACTTGCGATAGTGAGTGGATTTTTAATTGAGACATACATTATTGAACAATTAATTCCAATCACAAAACTCATTGCAACTACCATTGCAGTAATTGAATTTAAATCAATTGTTGAATCAATTGAAGCTGTAACTGGAAAAGATTTATGGAAAAGAATTAAGATATTGATTGGTCGTAAAAATGAAGATTTAAACGAAATCATGAAAGATGAGCAAATTAAGTAAATATACAACTTTACAAGAGGTCATAAAAAGTAATATGGCTAGTGTATTGCAAATTCAAAATATTCCAAATTCAGAACAAATTGCCAATCTCAAATTAGTTTGTACAGAGATATTTGATAAAGTTCGTGAACATTTTGGAATTCCAATTGGAATCACCAGTGGTTTTCGTAGTGCTGAATTGAATCAGCGCATTGGAGGTAGTAAATCATCTCAACATTTGCAAGGTAAAGCACTGGATATCGATGGAGATTTATTGGGTGGTGTATGCAATAAAGACATATTCGAATTCATAAAAAATAATTGTACATTTGATCAATTGATTTGGGAATTTGGAACAGAGAATTCACCTGATTGGGTGCATGTTAGTTACAACAAGGGAGTAAATAGAAAACAAATTTTACGAGCGATTAAGAGCGAAGGAAAAACTATTTACAAACCTTACTAACTATGAAAGGACGAAAAGAATCAGACAAAACAAAATTAGCGAGAGAGTTAAGAACGAGATTCCCAAACACACCAACGCTAACTCTCGCAAAGAAATTAAGCAAAGAACATTTCGAAACTTTTATTGGAGTAGAAGATGCTCGTGATACACTGCGTAGAATAGAGGGCAAAGATGGTAGAACTCCAAAAGACAAAACACTGGTCATTACTGAACATCGCCCACGCAATCCATTCAACCTGCCGAAGTCATATGCCAAAGGAAGAAAGCATTTTGATATCAAAGGTCAGAAGGTATTGATTCTTTCAGATATCCATATTCCTTATCATGATATCGATGCATTATCTGTTGCAATTAAAACTGGAATAGATGAAAATGTAGATACAATTATCTTGAATGGAGATGCTCTCGATTGTCATATGATTAGTGATTTTGTCAAAGATCCAAAGAAGAGAAAATTTAAGGATGAATTATATGCAATGCGTAGTTTTTTGCACGAGTTGAGAGGACAATTTCCTACTGCTGAAATAATTTACAAAGAAGGAAATCATGAAGAGAGATATTGGAGATATATGCGCGTTAAAGCTCCAGAGCTATTCGACATAGATGCATTCGATTTTCCATCACTAACTCATTGCGATAAACACAACATCAAATGGTTAGATGGCAAGAGTAAATTGAATATTGGTGGATTATCAATATTTCATGGTCATGAATTTGGAAAGCAATTTCTTCCATCTGTAAATGTCGCAAGGGGATTATTCTTGAAAACAAAAGCGAATGCTATGTGTGGCCACCATCATCAAACAGCAGAACACACCGAGCGAGATGTAAATGGCAAGGTAATAACTTGCTGGGGTGTTGGTTGTTTATCAGAACTTTCTCCAGATTACAATCCCTATTCCAAATACAATCACGGATTCGCGATAATTACGCGAGGAATCAATAAAGCGTTCCATGTCAAAAACTATCGCATACATGAAGGAGCAATTTATTAAATGGATTGCATTTGCAATTGGGTTAATTATTGCATGGATTATTGGGAAAAATTCATGCAGTTCCAATCGGTTACAAATTGTAACCACCTCATCAGATACTATTGTTGTATTGAAAGCACGAATTGACACGATAGAAAAAGAACGAATTAAAATCAAAGAGATTTATGAAAAGCAAATTGATACTATTTATCTGTATGATAGCATTGCCATTGATAGTGCATACACAAAGGCAATTGAAAAGCTACGCGATTACGAACGCACTGGATTCGATAAGTAAAGAAAAGCGGTTGGTTGTATTGGCAGTTGCTAAACTCGATTATTTGATTAGCGACAATCAAAAATTAAGTAGGATAAATCATTCACTAAACGAGATTAACGAGCGTAATGCAGTTTATATCGTGCAAATCGAGGGGTTAAATAAGGAATTAAACGATGAGTTAAATGCGGAATTAAAGAGAAAAAAAAAGTGGCGAAATGCCACTCTTTATTCAGTTGGATTTAACGCTGCTTTTTTAACTGCATTAATCGTTTTAGGTAGATAGCAAAATCTAATGCTTCTTCATATGCATGATGCATCCATTCTTGTTCACTCAAATTAGCTTGATCTACACTCATGCCATATTTTGCTCTTCCCATTTTTTCTCTAGATATTAAATCGGAAATTACTTGTTTGTAAGTTTCAGATTGACAATTATCAAAATCATGTGTTATATTCATTTGTTTAATATTTTTTCTAAATTAGGTTTAAAATAATTTTCTCCTTTCATCACTTTTCCATCTTGACGATAGATTGGATTTCCATTAGCATCCAGTTTACTCATGTTACTGGCATGAATCTCATCGAACATTGATTCTAATTTATCAGCAATTCCCAAATCTATTGCATAACCAATGAGCAAATACATTTGATCTATAATTGCATCTGATAAATCAATTAAATTCAATGAAGAAATCATTTCATAGAATTCTTCTCTAATCAAATTGTGATGCAATAAATGATTGGAATTCCTTCCAGAATTGATTGGTAAATTAAATCTCTTTCGAAATTCAGTTACTTGTTCTATTTGTTTATTCATAATATTTCTTTTTGTTTGCGAATGTATTCCGTTAATTCAGGCAGCATCCAATATCCATAACTTGCCATTTCATAACTGAATTCTTCAATTTGGCGAGTTATATCTGGCAGCAATGCTCCATCTGCATTCCAAATAGCAGTAATTGTTTTGCCATGTTCACGCTGGATACTATCGTTTAATCTTTTCAGAATCATTTTTGTTTGGTGATTGTAAAACCATTTGATTGTCTCGCATTCATCCCCTGCGTAAATTGACGCTTGTAACCACATGAGAAGGTTTAACACCTTTACTTTTTCTAATTCGTCTTTTGTTATTTCAGTTTTCATCTTATCCTCCAAATGTTTCGTTGTAGTATTGTTCACTCGTTTCTCGTGGAAATATAGTATCATCATTAGTCATATCTAAACATCCATGACAATACGAATCTATTATCTCCTCCTTATGCATTGCTTTTGCTTTTCTCAAGATTGAGTGCCATTCAAATTTGTCTTTTGGTGTGTATGATAGTTCAAAAAATAACCATTCAACACTACTTTGTTTATGGCTTATACTTTTAGGTTTCCATGTACTACCAATTCTTTTGTATCCTCTATCCCACAAAAATTGATCTACCAGTCCAGTGTTTTCTATTGCATTTTTAAGGTCAGTAAAATACTTAGCATCATCCTCATCACTTTCATTTATAAAACAATCTGAAATAATTTGCTTGACAAAAGTTTCTTTTGCTTTCTCAATCCATTCCTCTTTAGTAGGCAGATAATCCCTTTCGTCAAACATCTCAAAAGTCATGTGTTTTTTTATAGTGGCAGTATATACTATGTCATAAGAATCTGGTCTTATATTGATTTCTACCTTATCAAAATCAAATAGGTCATATATTTTTTTCATTTTGTTTTGTTTTAGATTTCAAATGTATCAAATAAATTTAACCAAAAGCATATTTGCCATAGTTCTTTTTGAGTTCGTAAAAACATCTCATCATAATTGCATCAGCGAAATCTGGAGAAATTCCGTATTTCTTTTGCAATGTCTCTTTGTTCGTTACTCGCAACTTTCCATCACTATCGATTTTCTCTCTTCTAATCATCTCCAGTTCTTTGATAATTGTATCTTTATAGGTAGATTCAAAAGTGATTGCATTATTGGTTATTAGTTCTCCAAGTTTAAAATAACAATCTGCTTTTAAGTTCATATAGTTATCGCGCACTGCTTTTGATCCATTAAGAAATCCTCGATATCTTCCAAAATCAACTGCTCCACCACCGATTCCATCTTCATCGCAGATGATATTTGACAATCTAACACCATTTGCTTGTGCTAATTGATTGATAGTATCTACGATTTCATTGATTGGTTTATGTTTCAAGATAATAAATTTACTAGCGTGTAATCCATTCCATAACACAATGATTGTTCTATCATTTCCCATTCGCGCGATATCAGCAGTGATAAACATATCTGCATTTGTGATAGCTGGAGTTCTGAAACATCGGAGTAAATCGTCATAATCATACAATCTATCTTTTGTCTCATCATAATCCCAATCACCTTCAAGTAATCTTTTTCTATCTGTTTCTGGAAGCATCTGGAGTGATTCAAGATATACTGGAGATATATGTGGATTATCAGATGGTAATGCCTGAACAAAATCTCTATCACTACGAATTGTTCCATTCCTTTTTGCATCAAAGAACTCGGTGTATAACCAACCTTTGTGAGGGTTGCAAGTCATGAGTAACTTTGGTTTGTCGTTTATTAACTTGTAACGCAATCGCGAGGAAAGGATGTCGATACATTTTTGACTTACCTCACCTGCCTCATCAACGAAAGCATCTGTTAATTCAATCGATCCAAATCTTTGGAATTCTGCATCGGATGGTAAATCAGCTAAATCCATCAAAATAATTTGGCTGCCATTAAAGAATTTGATTACATGGTCTTGTCCGTTATATGTCCAATGTTTATCTGGCATTAATCCATACATCGAGCATAACTCAAAGAAGGTAGCCATTGTAGATAATCGCAGTTTTTTAAGTTCAGATCTACCAATCAATCCGCGAGTTCCAGCATATTTCAATCTTCTCTTGATTTGCCAATCGCAACCTAAAAAAGATTTCCCACCACCTACACCGCCACCATACAACAATTGCCTACAATCGTTATCGATGGCGAGTAGGTTGAGAGCATCAATTTGTTTCTGATGGTATTTCATTTATTTGATTAAAGATTATATCCATTCGTATCAATTGCTTAAGTAGGTTTTCGTTATCACATTTCTTTTTGATATGATATTTTTTACCATACAATTCAAATCGAACATTATAATTTTTCATAACTTACTCATTATTCGTTCTTGTAAAATCGTGCTATCCATGATATCTGCATACAATCTTCTCATCAATTCTTTTTGAACAGATTGATTGAATGATAATTTATCAGTTTTATTCATTCTTTCCAATCTTGTTTTGGTCAATTGCATTTCTTCAATCACTTGAAATCGCGCAGCAAATTTCCATTGTTTCCACTGGTCATCACTCCAGCAATCATCATTGATTACTTCCAGTTCATAGAATTTTGCGATGAAATTTGGAGCAAGAATCATGACTGCATTTCTCTCATTATTCTTCCATCGATTGATGTCTGTTTGGAACATTTCTTTCCAATCAATTTGATCATGATATTCTTGCAGTGGAATCTCCATCTTCGTTTTTTTCTTTTCCAGAGCAATATTCATTTGATTCCGCACATTGCTATAATTTTTCAAGACATCGCTTTGGAAGGCAATAGTAACCATTCCAAAATGTTCTATTCTTGTGAATTCAACTCCAGCAGCATTCATTTCAAAAGCAAGTGCATATTCGCCAATTGTCATATATGGATGATAATGGATAGCATTAGTGAACAGCATTTGAACTTCTTCGCTAGATGGCAATTGTTTAATTCCACTGATAACGATTGTTCTGGCGATTAGTGATTTGAACATCTGTAATGTAATATCACAGATTCTTACTTGTTCTTTTGATTCAAGATATGCTCTTTCATTCGCTGTCAATCCACTCTTGTAGTTGAGTCCTTTGTATTCTACCAATTGATTCATTGTTTTGATTTTTATTAGTTATGAATTCGTGTAATTTCCATGCACTACGCATTGCTGCTTTCCAATCTTTCATTTTTTTCTTGCCATAATACCAATTGGTGTTCGTGTAATGGCTGATAAAAATATCTGCAAAATTGAGTGCATCTTCAGTTTGTGCATTTGGCATTCTTTCGATAAAGTAATCAGCAACATCTTCAAGCGATGGAGGTGTGAATCTGCTTTTGTCGTTTTGCTTCTTCTCTAGTAAGTAATCGAGTTTTTCGTGCAATTTTTGCACTTCTATCAAGATTTGAGTTAGTTCGTTCATATTTCCATTTTTTTGTAGTTAGCATATCGTCAAATGTATAAATTTTTTGATTATTCAGCAATTTAATTATGTCAGTTACTTTTTTCCTGAATATTTTATCTGTATTGATCAATGCATCAAATGATTTCATATTATGTATCATTGTCGCATGATGGCGCAAAAGATGTGCTGATATCTTTGCATAACTCCAGTCAGTTCCCATTCGTAAAAATGCTGTATAAATAATTCGTGCATCATTGAATTCTCGATATCGAAATCTACTAAACAATTCAGATGGAGAAATCTTACATACATTGCAAACTTCAGCCAAAACTGCATTGGTTAATTCATTACCATCTGGTCTAGTTAATTTCATCTTATCATATTTAATCACTTCATCCAGTGAAGATGCATTAGGATTAGTTATGATTGAATATAGTAGATCAAAACTATTAGGAGATTGAATGAGATTCATTTTTAGCTTATCGTAAGCATTCATTAATTGCTTATTCATCACCTTCATGTTTAATTGTTATTTCACTTGAGTTAATTGCCATCTGCACGATTATTTTGATATCAATATTGAGTTCATCTGAAATCTTTTGGATATCCATCAATCTCATATACACTGGATAGTTCACATATCTCCATGCAGTAGGATAACTGATTCCAAGTACACGAGAGAAATTCATCGTATTCTTAAAATTGGTTTTGATTAAATTTTGAAAATCTGTTTTCATAATTGTCCAGTAAATAAAAATTTGATTCTTTTGATTAATGATACCTTACGCAATTGCCTTGTTTTTTTTGCAACTGGAGGGGAATCTTGTTGGGTTACTTGGTGGGATGTTTTTGGAAATTTGATTTTGATCTGTCCAATTTGTTTTTTATTTGAATAATATTTAGATTGATATTCCTTGCATAATTGAACGAACTTATCCAATCGCTGTTGTGTTAATCTTTCTGCTGCTCTCCATTTACCATCTTCTTTCCATACAATTCCAGATTGTATCATTATTTGAAAATGCCATCGTGCTATTGATAAATGATCAGTAACTATTTGATAATTATAAATTTGATTGTGATTCAGATATTGACATAATTGAGTTATTCGTTTATGCATCAACTCTGGATTGGTAGTCATTGCTTGTCTCGTTTTCATTTTTCTATTTTTAATTTTAATTTATTAATCCATTCTTCAGGAATTCAGAAAGGCATATCATCATTTGCATCCATCTTCCTATCATTTAACGCATTATCCACCGCATCTTGGTTAGCTTGTTGGCCTGTGGTTAGATAGTGTTCAAAATAAAGAGCCATATCTACATACACTTCTTTTTGCTCACCTATTCCAATAGCATCTACTGCTGCTTTCAAAGCAACAGCACGAGCGATTTCTACTTTGTCTTGTGGTGATTTTTGATATCCACCACCAGCATTACCAAATGATTTTGGAGCATCACCTACTGCACTAATAAATTTAATTGTTGGTGTTGATTTACTATTACCAGCAATCTGATAGTTGTATTCCTTTCCAATTTCGAATTTACAATTACCTTTTGCGTAATTATTACCTACATCTCCATTTTCAAATACAATTTCGAAGATTTTCATATCTTTAAAATCTCCATTTGGCTGCACATTTTTTACTTTACTTGTTTTCATTGTTTTTTGATTATTTGATTATTAAATTATTTTCTTGATCTATTGCTCCAATTGCCCATTGTTCATCTTTGAATAGTGGATGCATGGCAGTGTGATTTTCATAGCAGTAAGGACACCATTCTTTTTCTTCATATGCAGATATCCAAACAATTTTTGCATCGCATTCGTGAACAATCGAATTACATCTATCGCAGTTTTTGATTTCATTGATATCAACTGGATAATCTGGTGGATTGATTCTATCGTACATATGTTTTTTCTGTTAAAAGTTCTTCCATTCGTTCTAGTGGTGTTCTATTTGTTCCTGCGGCAATGTGCTGGGCTATCTCATTAAAGTCAAGTTTCTCGGTGGGATAACTCGCTGATTGAACGCAAATGAACTTCTTTGGATAGGTTAAATTAATCTTTTGATTCATAAAGCAGTGAAGATTGAGTTAATTTTTTATACAATTCAAGCAATTCATCATCATTCATCAAATATGAATAACTATCATTTTCAATGATGTTTTTAATCACCACTCGCAAGAATGCGATTTCATCGATGGTAAAGAATTTAACCGATGTACCAACACCGCTTTCATCTTTGATTTGATTTATGATGCTATCGTCACCATAAACCATTATTGTTTTTGTTGCTAACATTGGATTAGATTATTTGAAAGATGAATATTTCAGTTCGTGCAGGTGAGTAATCATCGCCAGTGTGAGCGAATGCCCAACCATCTTGATCCATTCCATATTGCAATCCCATTTCTGATGCTTTCTCCAACACATAACGATTAGCTCTGTCTAAAGAATCGTAATTGCGAACTTCGGCATTGATGCCTTCTTTGATGTGAACTTGATACATAGTTTTTGTTTTTTTTGTTATTGTGCGTTGTGGATGCGCACCCCCCTTTATTATTTATTAATTAATTCATTATTGTTTCATTACCCATTGTCCAATATGATAGTATGACCCCATTTTCTTTTGACAAAGAATTTATCAAACCATTGTTTCTGTAAATGACATATATGGTTTTTTGTAATTTGAGAGAAAGTTCCATTGCTTCATCATTTATCAACATGAATGCAATTGTTCTTCTGATTTCAGTTGTTTCCATTTGTTTTTGTTTTTTAGTTTATTATGCGTTGAAGATGCGCATCCCCTATTTTATTATTTTAATTTATTTGATAAGTATCATAAGGAAAATGCTCATAATATGGACTAACAATCATTTTGCCCGTTAACTTATGACCAGATGGGGTTAATGTTATCCAATTTTCTTCTGTTGTATCTATTGCTCCCTGTTTAACACTACTACTACCAAATGATTGTAAATCACGCATGAATTTACCATTTGAATCAACTAAATAATAAAATTGATTCTTGTCGCATGAATACTTAAAAACAAAATTTCCATCATTTAATTTACGCTCCATAAAATGACCATCTTTTGAATAACAACTATCAAATTGAGTACGATCATTGAATCTATTATTATGCATCCAATCGGAATAGAATTTTTTATTACCATTGGCTCTTTGCCAATGTGCGTAACTGCATGGAATTGATGTTATTGGCTCTCCTTTATACTTGCCAAAATTCACGATTTTCACTTTGTTTTTCATTTGTCCTTTGTTTTTTGTTATGTGCAAATCTTATAAATTTATTTTGATAAAACAATAAAAAAATAAAGATAATTGTTAAAAT